GCCTAAATTTATTCTTCCAAGCAAAGAAGTTCTTGTTATGATTGCTGTAAGGATCCTTAAGCCAAGTCATCTGATACAAATGGACCATCTCGTGTGCCAGTGTTTCAACGAAGTCTTTCCAAGTGGGAAATTTACAATGTAATTCTATATAGAATTCAACTTCTATGTGATAAGGTATAATCCTCTGATCGAATTTACCTTTTGGTGTCTTCCTGTTGTCCCAATTGGCCACACACCTACCCCAATCCTTATGCAGTTTCTTCACACGCAATGGAACAGACGGTAATCTACTGTTGAATAAACCACGATTCAATATCCTGAACCAATGATACAACTGCTCTTGTGTAGGCTTAAACCCCTTAGTGTTCTTATATCTGGTAATTGTGTTTTCCAACCGGATCTTAAGTTGTTTTCTCACATTTACGGTTTTGTTTTTCGTTTTTTTCATGGTTGACAGTATTACCAATTGTGCTATAATATACTAATAATTATCTAAATTACCAGGTATCAAAATGCAGTCAGATTTGCCAAAAACCATAAACGAAGCACTTAAAATACTAGCATATAATGATTATTTTTGGCCAGATCACCGTGCGACCCATATAAACCCACACCCCAAGGACAGGGAAACAGTGAGATCCTTGGCTGAGTCGCAGTACGCCTGGACAGAGAAACAGGCAAGACTTGCAGTGGTCATCCTTAAGCGTTACCTTTCCAAGTTCCAAGCACACCAAATGGATATCAAGTCTTTGCTGGATAATCCAATCTATGAAGATGACTTCAGGGTGATAAGTTTTGACAAGAGCATTGAGAAATACACAGACGATGACGGGGTAGACAAGATCGAACTGAGATTCCCATATGACAAGAAAGTAATACAACTGATACGTTGCCTCAAGGACAAACGTGACCTTCCAGGCATGTATGCCCTTTACGCCGGAGAGGACAAGAAATGGACGTTCATACACACGGACGTGACCGCGTACTACCTCACACTGATAGCGGTGCGTTATGATTTCAAATTCATCACTCCCGAGCTGTTGGACGACTTCGATGCCGTGAGGAAACAGATAGTAGGACACAGACAGCCCACCGCTAGGCAAACGGAGAACGGAATTGTAATCGACAACGCCCCGGAATCCTTAGCGGAACACTGGGCAGAACACATTTCAAAACTGCCCCTGTTACAGCAAGTGGACAGCCTGAAGAATTTTGCTATTTCACCCAAGGGCATATCTGTGTCCGCTAAATCTAACTTGGCTGGACGCATAGCACATCATTATTATCATAAACTGTGGATCAACTCTGTGGCCTGCACCAAGAAGGAAGTTGTACAAGCACTGATCGAATTGGATGCTTTCCCTTTGCTGATACCATGCCACAGCGATGTGCATGAGGAACAGGAGATAAGGGAATTCTGGGACTGGTTGAAGATCTTTGAATCACACGGCATAGACATGATGAAACAGTGTGCCTGGGGTTTCGATCTCAAGGAACCCGTGTACAGGAAAGAAGACAGGGGTTACAGTGCGAGGACTACTGTGATAGATGACAAGAAGCCCAGAGAGTTCTTTGAGAATCTCTACGAGCTACACCAGATGAGCAAACAGTTCAAGTTCATAGACGACACCACTAAGATCATTTTCGTCAGGAATAGGATACCACGCGCACTGATCAAGAGCAAGGTAAAACCACGGGCTTCGTTGATAGCTCTGGGTGGCGGATACTACGCCACTGGCACAGACAACCTAAAAAGACTGCTTGAAAATCTTCCAAAAAAGTTGTATTATAGTGATCACCAACCAAGTAGTTGGGATTGGCATGATCACGTGATAGAACAGGTATAGGATGAGCAGTTGTAAACTAGTAATCAAAGACGAAGTGAATGTGAAGTTCGAGAACCTCAGCCTCGAGTGGAGGAAGAGATTGTCCAACAAGTTCAAGTACGAGATACCATACGCGAGGCACTTGCCCGCAGTGAAACTGGGCAGGTGGGACGGCAAGGTCAGTTTCTTTGGCCTGGGAGGTACGACATACCTTAACCTAGTGGATCAGATACTGCCCATATTAGAGGACGGAGGGGTGTACGTGGACTTCGAGGACCACAGGGAACAACACAACTATGAATTTAAGGCCGTGGACAAGGACTACCTGGCACACATCACATGGCCCGACAACCATCCATGTGCTGGACAACCAATACAACTCAGAGACTACCAAGTAGAGACCATAAACAAGTTCATAGAGAATCCACAATGCATACAGGAGATTGCCACTGGGGCAGGTAAGACCATAATAACCGCGGCGTTGTGTCAATTGGTGGAACCTTACGGCAGGACACTGACCATAGTGCCAAACAAGAGCCTAGTCACACAGACCGAAGAAGATTTCCTGGCGTGTAATCTCGATGTTGGTGTGTACTACGGAGACAGGAAAGAACTGGGCAGGTTCAACACCATAGCCACGTGGCAATCATTGAATGTGTTGGAGAAGAAAAGTAAAGACGAACACACGACCGAATTCCTCGAGGCCATACAGGGCATCAACACCATCATCATAGACGAGGTACACATGGCCAAGGCGGACGTGTTGAAGAGATTGCTCACAGGACCATTCGCACACTGTGGCATACGCTGGGGACTGACAGGCACCGTACCAAAGGCGGACTACGAATTCATGGGATTGAAATGTAGCATAGGCGAAGTGGCCAACAGGATACAGGCCAGTGAACTACAAGACAAAGGAGTTTTGGCAAACTGCCACGTCAATGTATTACAGACACAAGATCATCCACAGTTCAAGACCTATGGAGAGGAACTTAAATGGCTCACAACAGATCAAACACGGATGACATGGGTGGCACAGACCATACAAAGCATAGCCACATCAGGGAACACACTGATACTAGTGGACAGGATATCTGCAGGAGAAATATTAGAGAAGAAAATTAAGGATGCGGTGTTCGTGTCTGGAGCAACCAAAAACACAGATAGAAAGGAACAATACGATGAAATATCTACTGCAACAAATAAAGTTATTATTGCCACATATGGAGTTGCCGCTGTTGGCATTAATATTCCTAGGATTTTTAATCTTGTTCTCATAGAGCCGGGCAAGTCGTTCGTGAGGGTGATACAGAGCATAGGACGTGGAATCAGAAAAGCGGAAGACAAAGACAGTGTGCAGATCTGGGACATTACCAGCAGTTGCAAGTTTGCGAAAAGACACCTGGGGGCAAGGAAAAAGTTTTACAAAGAGGCCAATTACCCGTATAATATAGAAAAGATAGATTATGAAAATCCTTACACTTGATGACAGGACCTACAAACTGGAAAAGATACCGGAATGGGTGGATGAGAAATTGAGATTCGCCGTGTTGGACAATTCTGATCCAGCCAATCCAGACTTCTTCTACATACCACTTATTTTCCTAGAGAGTTTCAATGCCCCAGCGGCGGTGTTGGAGATAGGTGATCACAAGATCAAGATGCCACTGGATTGGAAGATGCTGATCGGTGAGGCTGGACAATCAGAGATGCATGTGCTACCCATAACCAGTCTAAATGATAGAGGGTTTGATGCATTCACGTTCAATCCTTTATCAAGTACCAAACCCGAATTCATGCCCATAGATGTGGTTGACATCTATACTGAAGTAAAATGGTACTTTCCAAAAATAAAATCAGGACAGATGTTGGCAGTGCCATTGACCAACGGACGTAGGCCCATGTGTGCTTATTTCGTAAAGGACATATCAAGGCAGTGTGAACAGGTTGACTATGGCTCAGTCTGGTAGACGAACAATAGCCATAGACGCTCCTGTGTTGATCACCAGTAACAAGATAGCGGTATGGATGGACGAGGATTGGATGAGAGATTTCTTTAATTGGTTAAGGAAAAATAAATTTAAGATTTCGGCTATGAAACACCAGCAAAAGAAAATAAAATTAACTTTCGTAGATGCCAAAGAATGCACTATGTTTGGATTGAAATATGCCAGCAAAAAAAAGTAACACGAAAAAATTCTTTGATCTCAGGAACGGACTCAAGGCTGTAGACTTCAGGAACAAAGATTACTATGACAGGATAGACGACAAAGAGAAATCACTTTACAGTCCTTACATGCTGATGAGATATGTGTCGAGCTGTTCATCAAAGGATCAATTCTACGTGGAACACTACGTGGAAATGGTGAACGAATGCGTGAACAAACACTGTTTTACATTAGGCAAACACAAAAAACTGTTGTGGATACTGACTGCCATGTGTGGCACATTACAACAACAATTTCATCCGTGGATCAAACCCATGAAGCGTGTGCCAAACAAGTCATTAAAAAAATTACAAGAGATCTATCCTACTTGGAAAGACACCGATCTCGAGACACTGGACAAAGTGATAACCGACAGAGA